AGTTGAGGCTTAATATGTGGGTGTCCAGTTTGACCAGATTTATCCCAGAACAGGTGTATGATCTGGGAAACAAGCCAATAGATCTAAAAGCCCTAGAGGGACGCGACTGTTATGGCGGGCTTGACCTGTCAAGCACAGGAGACATCACGGCCCTGGTGCTGATGTTCCCGCCCAGAGATGAGACCGAGTCCTACATCATGCTGCCATATTTCTGGATACCGGGCGACACCATTCCGCTTCGGGTCAGGAGGGCTTCCGTTCCTTATGATGTTTGGCAGCGGCAAGGCTATCTCAACGCCACCGAAGGCAACGTGATCCACTACGGGTTTATTGAGCAGTTCATCGCGGATCTGGGACAGCGTTATCACATCCGGGAGATAGCCTTTGACCGTTGGGGCGCGACTCAGATCACACAGGACCTTGAGGGCATGGGCTTCACAGTGGTTCCTTTTGGTCAGGGCTATAAGGACATGAGCCCTCCAACGAAGGAGTTTTATAAATTGCTGATGGAAGGACGGATCATCCATGGCGGTCACCCTGTCATGCGCTGGATGGCTGGCAATGTTGTTGTTGACACTGATCCCGCTGGCAACATCAAACCGACAAAGCAGAAATCCGCGGAAAAGATTGACGGTATTGTGGCTGCCATCATGGCCCTGGATCGGTGCATCCGGCATGAGGACGATCAGAAGTCCAGCGTATATGATGAACGCGGGCTGTTTGTCTTTTGACACTCAGCCTTTTTTTTATTTAATTTCCTGTAACGAATTTTCACGAGTTTTATTAATACCATTGACATATGGGCACATATGCATATAATTATATATAGATAAACGAAAACGATCCGGCGGATCCGGAAGAAGAAAGGAAAAAACATCATGAAAAAAATCAACGTCTCCAAACTTGTCGAACTCCGCGAACGCGAACAGAGCATTCTCAAGAGCCTGCGCCTGAATAATTTTGATTTTCAGCGGAAATCTTTGGAAAACCAGCTGGCGGAAGTTCGCGAACAGTTCGCGATTGAATCCGAAGCGCTCTCCGGTGCAATCGCTGAAGTTGAAGGCCCGCGTGTCTCTGTTCGGAAGATTGATGCTAAAGACATTGCTAATGATCTGATCGAAATCAATGAATACCTGGGGATTTCCAAAAAGGCCATGAAGGGGACTTCTGTTCATGTGGATCACAATGCCCAGAGTTTCCCCGGCTCTTACAAGGGTACGCCTGAAAGCACTCAATTCGATGCTGAATTTACGACTGGCTGGTTTATCACTGCCATCGGTCGCGATACCTGCATCCGCCGGAAATATCAGCTGAAGATGTCTGAGTCCGCGAAAGAAGCCTATCTTCTCAATGCCGAAACCCTCGCTTAAATGATAAGAGCCTTGAAAAAGGCCCCTATCAGTTATTGGATTCATTTTGATCCACAAGGCACTTGATCTGCGTCACCCCCGCTGACGCGGGGAACAATCCGGACGAACCGGCCCCGCTGACGCGGGGAAAATACCATTCCAGAAATCTGGTCGCTACAAGTCATGTGCCTTGACACTTGAAATTATAGCAGGAAAAATCGCGTCAAAAATCATACAAAGAAAGGATATATGACATGAAAACATATTATCTCGTTGCCGAAAAAGATGCCGCGACTGGTGGATATACCGTCAACGTTCGGGACAATGCCCGTGGGGTGGAAGTTTTGAAAACATTTGAAGCCAGCAGTTACTCCGATGCTGTGAAAATGTTTAGTTTCAGCGCTGCTAACATGGGGAAAGCAGTTTACTGTGGCGTATCCAGAGATGGAAAGCTCTACCATGGTGAAGCGTAGGGGAAAATATGAGAAAACGTATTGGATCCAGAATATACGACACGGAATCATCTGAGCTGGTCTGCTCCATTGAGGGTGGCCAGCTTTATCAAAAGCGCTCCCGCGGCAGGGAATGGTTTGCCGTGATGGATGATGGAACGGTTCGGCCTTTGGACGTTTACGATCCGCTTGACCGGCTGCTGATGGAAACGGGAAAGCTCCCGGAAGATCTGACAAAGCCGGAGCCCGTTGAATACAGAGTCCGGGTGGATCCGGAAACTTACGAGATGATCTCAAAAGCAGCAGAGTCAGAAGACGTACCGATGTCGCAGATCGTCAGGCGTGCGGTTCGAAATGGGCTGAACTGAATGTCCAAAATCGTATAAAATTTATACGGAAAACAGTGGTATATTATTAGTATAAGTTTTGACATGATTTACCCTTTCGTAAGAGGCTTCCTTAACCGGAGGCCTTTTTTATTGCCTGGAGGTGAAATGGGGATTTTCGCACTTTTTAGACCAAAGAAAAAAGAGACGGTTCCCAGCATCTCCAACGATGTCAGGGACTCCGGTCAGATATTCGTATTCGGGAAGGCTGATTCCGGTGAAGTCGTGAATGAGCGGTCGGCCATGCAGATTGCAACGGTATACGCCTGCGTCCGGCTGTTGGCTGAGTCGGTGGCGGGGCTTCCGCTGCATCTCTACCGATTCACGGATGACACGGAGCAGGGCAAGGAACGGGCACGGAACCATCCGCTTTATCGGATCCTCTATCGTCAGCCAAACGCAGAGATGACGTCCTTCAGCTTCCGTGAGACGATGATGACCCATCTGCTGCTTTGGGGCAACGCTTATGCCCAGATCATCAGGGATGGCCGGAACAATGTGCTTGGCCTTTATCCACTGCAGCCTGATCAGGTTGAGGTGGATCGGGATGACAAGGGGAGGATCTATTACATCTACCACGCCTACACTAATGAGGTACCGGGCGTCAAGAACAAAGACTATTACTTCCGGCGTGATGAGATCTTTCACATTCCCGGGCTGGGCTTCAACGGCCTGGTTGGTTTTAGCCCAATCGCAATGATGAAGAATGCCCTGGGTACAACGATTGCCGTGGAAAAATACGGATCCTCGTTTTTCAAGAATGGCGCCCAGCCTTCCGGTGTGCTGCAGCATCCTGGTGTTTTGAAAAATCCTGAGAAGATCCGCGAGAACTGGTCGGATGTGTACGGTGGAGCGAACAACGCTCATAAGGTCGCGGTTCTGGAAGAGGGGATGGAGTATAAGCCCATCAGCCTGCCGCCGGAGGATTCGCAGTTCCTGAGCACCCGTCAGTTCGGCGTGAATGAGATCTGCAGGATCTTCAGGGTCCCACCTCACATGGTCCAGGACCTGAGTCACGCTACCTTCAGCAACATTGAGCATCAAAGCATTGATTTTGTCATGCACACCTTGATGCCCTGGTTGATCAGGTGGGAGCAATCGATCATCAAGGACCTGCTGATACCGGGCGAACAGGATACGTTCTTCCCGAAGTTCAATGTGGATGGTCTGCTCCGCGGCGATTATGCATCCCGCATGTCCGGCTATGCCACAGGGATTTCCAACGGCTTTTTGAGTCCGAATGATGTGCACCGGCTGGAGAACATGGACCTGATCCCGGCTGAAAAGGGCGGTGACAGTTATTACCTGAACGGCGGTTATGTCCGATTGGAGGATGTTCAGACGATTGGCCAACGGAACGGGATTGAGAACTCCGTAGTGACAAGGAGACGAAAATGAAGAAATTTTGGAACTGGATAAAGGACGCGGACGGCGGCAGGATCCTGAGGCTGGAAGGTCCGATCGATAGTGAGAACTTTTGGGGAGATGAGATCACGCCCAAGATGTTCCGGGATGATCTGGAAGACGGCGAGGGTGATGTGACCGTGTGGATCAACAGCCCCGGCGGCAACGTGTTCGCGGCAGCAGAGATTTATACCATGCTCCGAGAGTATGCCGGGAAGGTCACGGTGAAGATTGCAAGCATCGCGGCCAGTGCCGCTTCGGTGGTCGCAATGGCAGGGGACAGGGTGCAGATGTCGCCCACGGCCCTGCTGATGATCCATGATCCGTCCACTATCGCGATGGGGAACACCCGCGACATGGAGAAGGTCATCGACACCCTGAACGAAGTCAAAGAAAGCATCATAAATGCTTATGCGGCGAAAACCGGTTTGCGGCACAGCAAGATTTCCGACCTTATGGAATCCGAGACCTGGATGAACGCAAAGAAGGCGCTGGATCTGGGGTTCTGCGATGAGATCCTTTACACAGATGAAGAGGATCCGGAAGAAGAAGCTGAACCGGTTGACAATATCGGTTTGTATTCGTCCAGGCAGATGGACCTGGCGATTATGGACAAGCTCGGTATCACTCCTGACTCTCCCTCCGATACCGGGCGAGAGCCTGACCAGCCTGTGATCGGGTTGGACGGGAAGACGAAAGACGGGGCTATGCCCTATGAGATTTTAGCTAAACAATTGGAGCTCCTCAGGGGTGTCCAATAAACAAAATAAGGAGGTACGATGAGTACGATACTTGAACTTCGCGCGAAACGCGCTAACCTCTGGGAGCAGACCAAGTCTTACCTTGAGGATCATCGTGGCGAAAACGGCCTTGTTGCCGCGGACGCTGTTGAAACCTATGACAAGATGGTTGCCGAAGTGCAGTCCATGGGTGTCGAAATCGAACGCATGGAAAACCAGATGGCCATGGAGGCCAAACTGTCCCAGCCGACCTCTGAACCTATCCGTGACGAGCTCAAACCCGTTGCCGGGAAGGTCCGCCCGACTGCGACCGAAGCCTATAACAAGGCATTCTGGGAAATGATGCGTGGCAACAATTCCATGGAAGTTCGCAATGCGCTTTCCGTTGGCGGCGGTACTCCTGAAGGCTCTGCCGGTGGTTTCACCGTACCGGACGAGTTCGAACGTCAGCTGGTGCAGGCGCTGGATGAGAACAACGTCTTCCGTTCCATCGCGCGCGTGATCCAGACCAACTCCGGCACCCGTGCCATCCCGGTCGCTACCGATTCCGGTACTGCCACCTGGGTGGATGAAGGCGGCACCATCACTGAATCTGACCCGACCTTCAGCCAGAAGACCCTGAGCGCGTTCAAGTTGGCCACCATGGTGAAGGTCACCAATGAACTGCTGAACGACTCTGCGTTTGACATCGCCGGGTATATCGCGGAGCGGTTCGGGATCCGCTTCGGCAATGCTGAAGAGAACGCATTTCTCAACGGCACTGGCGTGTCCACTACTCCGGGCACCCCGTCCCAACCCACCGGTTTGCTGTCCTCTGTGACCGCCGGAACTGAAACCACGACTGCGAACCGTAGCACCCTGACCTTTGATGATGTGTATAAGCTGTATTACGCTTTGAAATCCCCATACCGGGCGAAAGCTTCCTTCATGTGCCACGAGACCGTCATGCTCAACCTCATGATGCTCAAAGACACCAACGGCTACATCTGGAAGCCTGGTCTGGAAGTCGGGAAGCCGGATACCCTGCTGAATCATCCGATCTATACCAGCGCCTACATGCCCGCCATTGCCGGGACTTCCGCGGATGCTGGGAAGAAGGTCATTCTGTTCGGTGACTTCTCTTATTACTGGGTTGCTGACCGTCAGGGCCGCACCGTGCAGCGTCTGAATGAGCTCTATGCCGTCAATGGTCAGGTTGGCTTTATCGGGACCCAGCGTGTGGACGGCAAGCTGATTCTGGATGAGGCAATGAAGGTCACTGCCCTGGGCGCCTGAGGTGTCCCATGAATGACCGTACCGTGAAGAACTATACCGCTGGTGATACTACCGTCATTGGCGGTTATCTCAAATTTTTGAAAGGCTCAAAGGTGGAAGGCTTGCCGGGAGTCACCCCGGCTGAATGCCAGGCGCCCAGCGAGGCCACGAAGATCTCTGCGTTGGTCGGAGACTTTAATGACCTGCTGGACAAGCTCAAAGCCGCGGGCCTGATGAAATCGGAATGAATCAAAGGAGCTGATTATGGCGCTTGTAACGTTGGATGAAGCTAAAGAATATCTGAGAGTAGACACAGCGGATGAAGACAGCCTGATCAGCTCTCTTATTCTGACGGCTGAAGTGCTTGTCAAGAACGTTGGCAGGGTGTCGGATGCGACATGGACCGAGGTCATCGCAGATCCCACCGAGAATGACAGTCAGGAGATCCAGGAGCTTCGCCCGGTACTCAGGGGCGGTGTTCTCTATGCATTGGCCTACCTGTTTGAGCATCGGGAGGATGCAGACCATCATGATCTGGTGATCACGCTGCGGAATTTGCTGTTCTCCGTCCGGGAAGGTGTCGTATGATCGAGCGCCTGAACGAGCGAGTCACATTTCAACATAATGAGGTGACGGTTGACCAGTTCGGGAATCATCGCAAGGAATGGGTGGATTACTTCACTTGTTCCACGTATGCGAGCACTTTCCAGAAGGACGAGAGCCCGGACGTGGTCACGACTGACCAGCGGGGGATCACCTTCCAGTGCAGGTATTGTTCCGAGCTGGCCCCGGTCACATCCTCTGAATACCGGGCGAAGTTCCATGACGAGATTTACAACATCGATGCTGTGGATCCGATGAACTATCAGCGGAAGATGTTGCACTTCAAATGCACGAAGGTGGAGCGATGAGCAAGAAAATCGAAATCGCCAGTTTATCTAATGCTGTCCGGAAAATGCTTGAAACCTATTCGGATGAAGCTATTAAAGTCATGAACGAAGCGGTGGATGAAGCGGGAAAAGCTGGTTTAGAAGAACTTAAAGTCAGCGCGTCTGGCAAATTCAATAATGCGGATAATTACGCTAAAACTTGGCGGGTAAGGAAAATCGAAAAAAGTGTGCTTAAGAGAAAAGATATATTGCACACACCTACCGATTATCGCATTGCGCATCTGTTGGAGCACGGTCATGTAAAACGTGGGGGCGGTAGAACACGAGACTTTCCCCATGTCGCACCCGCTGAAAAAAAAGCTGAACAGGTTCTTGTGGAGGAGCTTGAGAAGAAACTGGGAGGCAAATCATGACGTATCAGGATATTCTCAACATACTGAGCGAAATTGATCTGCCATTTGCTTATGATCATTTCGCCGAAGGGGAAAGCCCAGACCCGCCATTCGCTGTGTTCCTGTTCCCTCGCTCCAATAACTTCGGGGCTGACAACAAGGTCTGGAGCAAGGCCAACGTTCTCCGCATTGAAATTTATACCGACTATAAGCAGCCGGACATCGAAGCCGTGGTGGAGGGTGTGCTGGATGCGCATGAGCTTTACTACGACAAGACCGAAACGTGGATCCCTGATGAGCGGCTCTACGAAGTATTGTACGAAATGGAGGTAATCCAAAATGAATAAAGTCAAATATGGCTTGAAAAACGTTTATGCCGCGAAGCTGACCGAGACCATTGCGGAAGGCGTGACCACCTACAGCTACGCCACCCCGCAGGCCATCCCCGGCGCTGTGAATCTCAGTCTTGACGCGGAAGGTGAAAGTAATCCGTTTTACGCGGATAATATTGTTTATTTCCGTTCTACGACCAATCAGGGTTATTCCGGTGATCTTGAAATCGCAATCGTTCCGGAATGGTTCCGGGAAGAGATCCTGCAGGAAATCAAGGACACCAACAATGTGTTTGTAGAAAACACCAACGTTGGGGCACCGGTCCACTTTGCGTTGCTGTTCGAATTTGAAGGTGACGAGAAGGCCATCCGCCACGTCCTTTACAATTGCTCAGTATCTGCACGGCCTTCCGTTGCTTCCCAGACGAAAGAGGCAGGTGTGGATCCTGTCACCGAAACGCTGGCGATCTCTGCGGATCCTCGTGGTGATGGCCTGGTCAAGGCCCGCTCTGCTTCCGACACTGACAGCACGGTTTATGCCGGCTGGTACTCCGCAGTTTATACTCCGGGCGGTGATGCGACATCATATGCAAAACTGACAGCATTGACAATCGGTACTTTGACATTAACACCGACCTTCAATGGCGACATCTATGTCTATGAAACTGCGACGGCCAACGCAACTGATACAGTTTCCGCGGTTGGCGCATCCGGAACGACCGTGATGATTTCAGTGAATGGCAGCGCTCACACAAGCGGTGAATCTGCAACCTGGACAGCTGGTGACAACCTGGTAGTTGTGACTGTGTCCAAGGTCGGCAGTGTATCCTCTGTGTACACTGTGACGGTCAACAAAGGATCATAATCGGAGGGCACGATGCTCCAGAAAACCGTAAGGATCGGCGATAAGGATGTGCGGTTTTGCTCATCTGCTGCCATTCCGCGATTATATAGGATCAAGTTCCACCGGGACATCTTCCGGGACCTGTCCAAATTGGAGAAGTCTTACAAGGCCAGGGATGACGGCTCCCAGGAGCTGGCCATTGACGATTTGGAGATCTTCGAAAATGTGGCCTACATCATGGCCTGTCATGCGGACCCCACGATACCGGGCACGATCGAGGACTGGCTGGATCAGTTTGAGATGTTCAGCATCTACGAGGTTTTGCCGGAGATTCTGGAACTTTGGGGATCCAATCTCTTTACAGATTCTCAAGCTAAAAAAAACATAGGGCAACGGAGCGGGAGCTAAACACCCCGCTCTTTTTGCTTAGGTGCGTGGAGGTCGGGATCAGTATTGCAGATCTTGACCTCTTGACTATTGGCTTGATCATGGACATGTGGACTGAAAAGGGCAACGACTCAGAGCATTACGACTATGTCGCCACACAAAGCGACTTTGATAAATTCTAACGGAAAGGGGGCACTATGGCAAATCGAATCAAAGGTATAACCGTTGAGATCGGCGGCGATGTTACTGGGCTGGATAAAGCATTAAAAGATGTCAACAGCACGATAAAGAACACCCAGGGCCAGCTCAAAGACGTTGAGCGCCTCCTAAAACTTGATCCCACCAATACCGAGCTCCTCAATCAAAAACAGCGCTTACTCTCTGAGACGATCGGAGCGACCAAAGATAAGCTGGAAGCTCTGAAGACCGCTCAGGAGCAGGCAAAGCAGCAGATGGAATCCGGGGAACTGGGACGGGATAAGTATGATGCCCTGCAAAGGGAGATCATCGAGACCGAGCAGGAACTGGATAATCTGATCGACAAGGCCGGGGACGCGAATGTCGCCATGGTCAAACTTGGTGATGCGGGCAAGAAGATC